CGCAAGGCCTCCAATCCATCCTATAAATGGTCGCCAGCCAGCAACAAATATGCTGCGATGGCTGGCTTCCTTTGCATTAACATCTAATTGTTTTTCTGCAAGCTTTTGTTGAATGCGTTGCATTAAAATCTTTTTATCTAATTTCTCTTCTTCTGATGTATGAATCTCGTCGACAACTTTAGCAATAGTTTTTAAGGCTCCGCCTTTACCACCAAGTAAACCTCCGAGAACCTGAAACATTATGCTGCTCCGCCTGTCATCCAGCTAATTACCCAGATAACAATAATAGCTACGATAGCCGCCTTGATCCAGTCCTTCATTTTCCACTCTGACCACTCTTTAACGTGTGACCATAGATCTTTTAATAGGTTCATATAACCTCCTTTATTAAAGAAAATAATTTATCTTATTTTATGACTAAAATAAACCTTTGAATGGTACTTTTTTGATTTGTACTTTACTTCTTTGTCCTTTTGGCCCAGCACCTAAGTTTTGAGTGACCTTTGGTCCTTCCATAGTAGCTGAGTAAACGTCTGCAATTGCTGTTTTATTTACATGAGAACCTGCATAAGGATTCATGTCTTTTGAAACAGTCATTTTTGCATTCGGATATAGTGAACCATTTATAAATTTTGGTTTTGGATTGTTTAATGCCATGTTATCTCCTAATGTATAGTAGGTTTTATCACTTTAATAAAATCTACAGCGTTGTTATCAAATAAAGTATTGCCATCTGCATTACCAAGCTCATCATGGTAAAGAAGAGTAGCTATACTCATCATTGCTCCTCCTATTAGTAACCTATCTTCAGAAGATTGTGAAGATTTTTCCACAAAATTCATTAGCATGTCAAAAAAACCAGTTAATTTATCTTCTGCAGTTTGAGTTTTAATTATCAAAACGTATATTCCTTTGTTCATCTATTTTTTTAGGTTCTTTTGCTTTAGTTAGGTTAACATTAGCACGTAGTTGGGCAATATCTTCTTGAGAATCAATTCTATCTTGAGCAATTTCTGCTGTTTGTTGTAATTTTTGTTGATCAATGGTTAATCTACCTTGATCATTTAGCTCTTTTCGTTGAATATCTCTTGCTTTAAGCTGTATTTCCTGTTCTTTAAGCGCGACTAACGGATCTTGGCCTTGACTTTGTGTTTCTTGTAACTCATCTAATAACATTTCTTCTAAATATTCATCAATTTTTGCTGCAACTTGTGTTTCTATTACTTGTTGGAACTGTTGTTGTAGTTCTGGAGGTAATTCACCACCATATTTTGCTGCTTCTTGTTGAATTGCTTCTGCATTCGCTGCTTCAATTTCTTCTCGCGCTAACATTGATACGTGTTCAAGTATGTGAGTTTGAAAAACTGTCATGACTTGTGGGTTAGATTTTACTAAAAGAGAAGACATTGTAGTTCTGTGAGCACTAATGTGTGCCTGATGATCTTGTCCTCTAAATGCTGTTAATGTCATCATTGATAATGCATTAGCATTTTCAATTGCAGGATCTTTTGGAGAAGGTGTTTGAGGAACAGGTAGGATAGCTTGAATATCTGTTACACCTAAAGCTTGATACATTCTCTTATACGCTTCGTATAAGTTATGCATTTCAGGATTTGTCTGTGCTAATTGTAATTGTGTTTGTGCTAACGTAACACGTTGCGACATAGAAAATATATTAGGATCAGAAACAGGCATGATATCAACACGATCATCAAAGTCTGTTGATTTAACACTAGGAACAACATCTTGCCCTACATCATATGGATAGAAAGGTTCTGTAAATTCTTTAAATACTTGAGCTAATAATTGAAATTCAATCTTCTGTGCATAGTGACATCTTTTATGAATAGCCGACATAACTCTGGAACCTCTTTCCATAAGAGCCATGGTAGTTCCAACAGGTGCATTTGCTGCAACACTATCACCGATTTTTTGATCAGCAATTGTGGCAAAACGTTGACCTGCTTGAACAACAAATCCTAATAATTGAAATAATGTTTGACTTGGTTCTTTATAAGGTAAAGGCATTAAGCCTGCGCGTAGATCACCACTTGGTGCGTCTACATCCCTGAACTCTCCTGGTTGGAGGGGAGTATCGTCGTCTTTAACTCGCAACCCTCTTGCTTTAAAACCTGCAGGGAGATTGGACAATGTACCTGCATCGATAAGTTGTCTAAGTGCTGACGTTGCAGTTCGGGAGAGACCCCCGAGCATGTGAATAAGACCAAAGCCATAAAAACCAAGACCAGGTAAAAACTTATAGTGAACAAAATATTGTTTCTTTTTATAAAAAGCATCATCTTCCGCGTAGTTTCTGTAAATAGATAAAACCTTTCCTGATCCTTCATCAATTGTAATAATATATGGAAGTTTTATTCCATCTTGATTTTCAAAACCAGGTAGATCTAAATCACAGTGAATTTCTAATAACGTATAAGTATCGTTATTGTAATTAGTACTTTGAGTTCCCTCTATTCTATTTTTTGTTTCTTGAATACGAGAGTCTTCGTAAAAAGGTTGTATATCAATATCACGGTACATACCAATGACTTGCATTTTTTTAATTTCATTTTCTGTTCGACGAAGAACATGAGTAACTCTTTCTGCTGATAATAAATCTGTAGAAAGATAAGGAACAATTAAATCATCTGCAGGAATAAATTTTGATACCGCTCTGCCTAATGTGCCGTCAAAATAAATTTTCTTAAATGTTGAACCTGTTAAAGGTAGATAAAAAAGCATTTGATCAAGTTCAGGATCAAACTCTTCCATAACGTGCATAATTTGATAGTTCATAAAATCACGAACTCTCTCAGCTTGTTGTTCTTTTTCGGTGTCAGGTGTTCCTACAATTTGTGTTCTGACAGGTCCTCCTGAAGGTAGTAATTCTTTATATGCTTGTGCTTGAAACTGTGTAACGGATTCAGATAACAAAGGATGTGTAACACCACTTGCTCCTTGAAAAGGTTGTGATCTTTCCTGATATTTAAATCCTAGTAAATCTAAACCTTTGCGATAAGCTTCATACCAATCTTCTCTAGAGGTTTTATCATTTTTATAATCACCAATAAGTGTACTTGAAATTTTTCCTAATTCATCGTCATCTATATATTCCGCTAAGTTTGAATCAAACTGTACATCCATCATTTCTGGTTCAGGATTTATAATAGCAGACCCATCTTCTTGCATTTCAACTGCTTCTATTTCCATATCTGGAGTTTCAATTGTAACTCCTTCTACTTCAATTTCTGTGTTTGGTTCTCCTATAGGTCTTTCAACTGCCATTATGCTACCTCAAATATATCAATATTAGACACAAGTCCACCTTTGGCTTTATGTGTTGCAAATGATTCTAACATTTCTTCGGTAATCTTGATAGCGAAAACTGGCTCCATTGATTTTTTATCAGGAATAGAAATTGGTTTAATTTGGTAATTTGGATTTGTTCTTATCAGATCTCGAGCTTGATCTTCATTTGTCAAGGTAGCTACCATATTCCCATTTTGATCCGTAACTTGGTATTGTGCTTTCGATCCTTTTTTTACCTGCACAGGCATGGTAATAACTTCTGAGTTATTTTCTTTCGCCTGCTTTTTTAAAATTTTCTCTATGGTAGAGGTGTAGTGTTTACCCTTTTCGTCAACCGCACTTGGTCCTCCGTAAAACTCATCCATTCCGATACCTTTGTATTTAGAACTTTTAAACTCCCCTGTTCTTTTAAATATGTCAAAACGTTCTTGTTTATCAATGTCACGTAATTCCTTTGGTGTAGCGGCATTACCATTAAAACCATATCTTTCAATAACAGGATTAGAAGTTGCTGTGGCATAGTAATCTGATGCGTCTGGATCTTTTAACACATATTTCCTGTATGCTAGTTCATATAAATCTTTTTTAATTAAAGCATCTGCCCACTCTTCTCTGTTCTTTAATGGTAGGTCAGGAAACAATCCTGACATGGTAGCTCCGTCAATTGTCATTACTTCATTTAACATTTTGTCAATATTATCATTTAACAATGTTCCAAGTTGAGCTAACTCTGCATCATCAAGCTCACGTGTTGCAATATATTTATTAACAAGGTTATCTACCTCTTCATCTAGTCTTAACATTTGTTGATTAAGCAATTTCATTTCTTCAGGCGATTTTTCCAATGGTCTAAAGACTGATTTGTTTTCTTCAAAGAAATTAATAGCTGCTTCAGATACACGGTTAAGACCCTGTAAGTTTGTTGATTGTTTTCCTTCTTCTTGTATTTTACGAAGAGCCGCGGCCAGTTGTTGTTTACGCATGGCTGCTGCCTGTAGAATATCTGATTGTATCTCATCGGCATACGTCACACGAACCACGCCACTCGGATCAACGCCCGACCCTTTGGTTATCTGTTCTTGTAACTCTCTATTTTTTACAACGAGCTCATCCATTTGATTAACTAAACCTGGGCTTATCTCATCTAACTGATCTGCATATTTTGCTATGATAGATAGTTTGGGAAGATCAGAACCAAAATCAATCATTATGTCATTAATGTCCGCTTGACTCATTCCTCGTTGATTAGCTAGTCGTTCTATTTTACTTCTTGCTTCAGCATATAAACCTTGTAAACTTCTTTCGTTTTTCGTTTTTTCTTTTGTGAGTTTACTTACATTTATTTTTGTTTGTGGTCCTTCTACCTTTGGTGGTACAAAACCAAAACGGTCCGTGAGCCGCGTCCAACCGACAATGTATGTATCTTGTTCATTCGGTATCTGAAATTCATGACGATGTACTTGTTCTCCACCAAACATGGATTGCGGATAATCGCCCGAGTCACCTGGTAACTTATCACGGTTCATGTACAATATTCTTTCTCGTTGACTGCCTTCAATAAAACCAGGTTCCGCGTATCCTGAGTAACGCACATTTACCGCGCCATTAGGATTAATAATCTCGGACCCCTGCCCTGTTGCGTGTACTCGCATACCGCTAATTGGAGCTGTTCTAACTTGTGTCAAGATTGTGGCAGTATCTATGGGATCAGTATCTCCAAATAGTTTTAGTATTTGAGGAATACGGTAATCCATTGATTCTGATTTACGAATATTATTTTTATTTAAGAAATCAAAAAATTCTTGTTTAGAATTAAAAGTCTTAGGCGTATCAGGTCGTGATAACAATCTGTCTACATCAGAATAAAATACTGATGTCATTGGTTGTTTAGTTATTGGTGTAGTAGTAACTGACTCTTCAATATTTATTCTGTCATTTGGTGTTGGATCAAATATATCTTCAGTAGATCTTTTTATAGTTTCTGTTTCCAAACTTTCTTTTTGTTTTTTTGTAGGATTTAATAATTTTTCTTTTGGTGTAGGTATAGGAGCTGTTGTATGAGGTGGTGCTTTACCGAACAGTTTAAAGAAAGGTAGCATAAGATTGGCTGTTTGATATGAGCCTTCTGGCAAAGAATCTTCTGGCGCTTCAAAAATATCGAGGTCCTCGGTTACATCGCCACCGTAAGCAAAATTTTTAACACTTCCTCCTTTATTAAAATTTGTCATTTGCTGCATAGCCTCTTTTGATATAGGACCTCCAAGATTAAACATGTCGGCATAAATAGTATATACCTCATCTACTTGTTCTTCTATACTTTTTCCCGCATTAGGTTTGTTAAATTGATCAGGTATTAAATCCGATACTAAACTTTTTGTTTCATTGTTAGCACCAATGTAATCTGAATATTTAATATACTTTGCAGTGTTTCCCGTTTTTATAGCAACATAAGGCTCCCCTATGTGAAAATCTACTTTTTTATAAGTTTCAGAAAAAGCATTTGTCATATTTTTAATTTTTTTACTTAACTCTTGTGCTTCTTGTTGTAGTTTGTTTTTCACCATAGGATCATTAACTCGAGAAGCTTCGTATAACTTATCTACTATATCAGTGCCTACACTATGAATTTCTGCTTCCATTTTTGATTTATTTTTTACATCAATATCAGATAATGTTTTATTTGGTGTTAAAGTATCTACAGCACTGTGAGGTCCCTCCATTGTAAAACGTAAATTGTTATTAGAGTTTGTACCACCAAATCGTAAAGGTTGAATGTGATCTAAACCATAAAAATGATATTGACCAAGATCTTCTTCAAAAAACTGACGCATGTCTGTTATTTTATCAGCTACGTATGAATTTTGTTTTGTTAAACTATTAAATGCTTTTGTGTAATTTTGACCAGAAATGTCTGAAATATTTTGTTTCATATACTGAGCAGGATAACCTGTTACAAGTTCTCCATCTGGTATTTCTAAAAACATTTCTTTTGCTGTCTTGTCTCCTCCTCTTGCTCCCTCTCTTACTGTTCTTGTATTATCTTCATTTACAAATACTTTACCTTTACCCCCTTTTGTAGATGAAGGAATATCAAGTACTTCATCTCTACCTTTAAATTTTAATATGGCATTAGCTGCATTTTTATAAAAAGGATAACTTGTATCTGAAGGTTTTTTTGTTTTTGGATTAAGTTGTTTTATATAAGCGTTCAAAAATTTCACACTATAAGGTTCTGCTGATGTGTCAGCATCAGCTGCTTTAATTAAATTATCTGTAAGATTTACAGTTTTTGCTGTTGGTTTTCTGCCTCCTTTAGGTTCAATATAAATATCAAAAATATCTTCTTCAAATTTTGGAGATCTTCTTCTAGCGTCTTCAAAGTTGTCTTTTAGTTTAGTAAAAGCATAATTAACATCTCCAACCATTCCTGTTTTTTCAGGAAATATATTTTCTAATTCTTTTTCAGCTTCAAATTTTTTTAAATTACCTTTTCGATGATTTTCTAAAACATCTAAAGCCTGTTGTTTTTTTAAAGGATCAGGATTATTTAAAATATATTCATAGTTTAATGTCTTAACAAACTCTTGCGCTTTAGGTTTTCTTTTCTTTTTTACTTCATCAAGCTGTGCTTGTTTATTAAATTTATTTAATAAAGAATTTTGTGTAACAGTATCTACCTCCCCTCCTAAATCTTCAAATAAGTCCTGACCTGTTTTTACATTAGGAGAAAGAGCAGCTCCTACGCCAAGTTTGTCTTTTGCTTCATCAGATAACTCTTCAACATTTTTTGCACCAGCATACTCATCAATAAATTTAGGATTTGACACAAGTGCTTTTGTTGCACGACTAGCGGCAGCTTCTTCTGACACACCTTTTTTCGATAACATTTTTATAACATTATTATACGCTCCTTTAGCTAATACTTTTCCACCTGCATATACACCTCCTAAATCCAAAGCTACAAGAAAAGCTTCTAACCCCTCAAGAGGTGTAATAGGCTCTCCTAATTCCGCTTTTGCAAAAGTTTTTGGAATATTTTCTCCAATACCATACTGGCCAATCATGTACATAATGTTGCCACCTGGCAACATCTGTCTGTTCACTGGGCCGAGTTCCTTGAGCCGTTCACTAAAATCATACACTTTATCGGTTCCTTGAGCTATAACTTTATACATTGGGCTAAGAAATTCAGGATAGGGAAGATTTCCTGGCGTTGTCATAAATCTGCCTAATTTGTCAAAACCTGAATCCATATCCACTACATCTTTTGATGGGGGTAACGCCTCGTCAATTTCAAAAATATCTATGTCTTCGTATTGATCCATTAGTAATACTGCCTTTGTTCAATTATACCCAAATTATCATCTTGATAGTCTGATTCTAATTGGATGAAGTTTCCTTGCCTGAAACGCAACAACGCTTGTGTTGTTGAATCGACTAAATCGTCATGATCACCATAAGGGAAAGCAGCGCATTCTTCAATAACTTCTTCAGCCCAGCGTTCGTCGGGTGCCCATACCTGACCCGATTCAAAAATAGGAGCCACGGAGTTAACACGAACGTGCTTATCATTGCCCTTACTGGGCGTATAAGTAACTACAGGAATTCCTAGTTGACGTAGCTCCTGTGTTAAGGGCATACCAGAAGCTTTCGCTTCGATCAATATTGTTTCGGGTTCCCAGTATTGATATTCTTCTAACGCAATCTTTTTTAATTCAGGAAAGTCATATCTGCCTTTATGCATTGCTAAAAGCAACACGTGCGGTGGGCCGTCTTCCTCGGGCTGAAATACACCCCATGTTGTTATTGCACTAAAATCTGCGGTCTCTCTTTTACTAAATGCTGTGTCATAACTTTGTATCACGTGCATTAAATCTGGTAATGTATCTTTTGGCCACATTCTCCACCATTCACGTTTAATTATAGATCCTTCCTCTGAGGTTGGCGATTGTTGCCATTGTGCTTGCCACTTTTGTTCGGACAGCGATGCTTTAACCCCTTCTAGTTCTGAAAGTTTCCAAAACTCAGGCCACATGGGTTTATCATTCAGTATGGCAGGAAACTCGACCACGTCCCACTGATCGGCATTTGCATTAGTTTGTGCATTAATTAATTTTCCCGTAAGATCCTTTGTGGACCATCTTGTCATAACCACGACTATCGAACCGCCAGGTTGCAAACGCTGTCTAGGTCCTGACGTGTACCATTCATAAGCATTGTCCATAGCTGTTTGACTAAGTGCATCTTGCTCGGAATGTGGATCATCAATGATTAACAAATCAGCACCACGCCCTGTTATCGCACCACCGACACCTGCAGCAAAATACTCGCCACCTTTATTAGTAGTAAATCTACCTGCTGCTTTAGAATCTTGTGATAAACTTACGTCAGGAAATACATCTTTAAATTCTTGTTGGTCAAATAGGTTACGAACCTTTCTACCAAAGTTATATGATAGTTCTGCTGTGTGAGTTGTTTGTATAATTTTTAGCTTAGGATTCCTACCCATCATCCACGCAGGAAAAAGGTTAGATGCAAACTCTGACTTTGTATGTCGTGGTGGCATATTAACAATTAATCGTTTTATCTTTCCACGTGAAACATCTTCTAGTTTTTGTGCAAATATTTTGTGATGATTACCTGCAATAAAGTCTGGCCAAACTTTTTTTACAAAAGTTAAATAGGAGGAACGGGACTCCTGAGCGACTTTTATCTGTAAATTTCTTAATTCGTACTTTAGTAAATCCGTTGGGATTTTAGAATTATTCATAAAAAAGTTATATCATACTCTCTGTTTGTGTAAAACCTTACCTTTAGTGTTAGTTCACAACACGACGGGCAAAATGGGTGTGTGGGGGTGTCTATTGACACTAGATCTAGTTCTGGATTGTTTGTAAGTACCTAGATGTTGTTATTGAGGTATCACCTGCCATCTGAAGCCAGGCTGCTTCAGGCTCCTGCTGCACCAGGAGTTCCTGGTGATGCTGGTGATTAGAAATAAAAAAGGGGGCTTATGCCCCCTCGCCGATCCAATTGGAATTAGGTTATCGGTTTGCTTGTCGTTGAACTATCTCAAAAAGTTTTTGTTTAACTCTATTACCCCATTCATTAACGTACTGCGGTGCGTTAGGGTCTAGGATAATAGTTTCAACTTCACTCTCTAAGACTTTATATAAAGCCTTATAATCTAGTCCGTCTATGTGGTTAGCTTGAACTTGATTATTATTATCAACTGCTTGAACGCCAAAGGCATTATTAACTGCTGATAATTGTCGTGATAAGTAGTCATCATTATTCGGCATTTTGATTTCTCCTTTCTAATTAACTTCTTACTCCCATTTAATCTTATAGTCAAACTTTTATTTATTTATTTGTGTATATCTTTTTACTTGACAACAACCCCACAGCAATTCCCGTGCTTCGCATGGTGTTATTATATTAGTGTTAGTCTTGAGGCATGAGTAATGGGCAATGGACAATGGGCGTTAAAAAGGGGGCGAGTACGCCCCCACATTGACGACTGAACTAAAGTGTCAATTAGTTTTCCGCTTAGGCATGATTGGAACTAAGCGGAAATTCTGAAGTCTGCTACTTCGTCTATCGTAGCTTTTTTGTTTCTTGATACTGTTGTTTCGGATAAAGGCATAGCCTGTATCTGTTTATACTGCGTTGGTACTTTGCATTGATGATACGCAATCTCGCCGAGTTTCTCCTTGACAAGTTGGTTGTCAATCTTAGCACCAAGTTTCTGTGAGACATGAAGCGAGTAATCCCTTCCATGTAATAGGTTTGCATTTTCACTCATAGACAAATCTATCATCAGTTGTCTGTTGACTTTAATAAAGTCTGCCAGAACTTTCTGCATTGTCAACGCTCGACCATACGCGTCAACGATAGCTTGTTTATTTCTTTTACTTACACTAGCGGGGCTTTGTTGTGCCTTCTCTAGTACTTCTAATATATTAACAGCTTTTGACATTTTATTTTCCTT